TTTGATTAAAGGCTTACTGGCCTCGTAGTCGAAGATCTCCCCGGCCTGGTCGGGGATCTCCTCCGCGGCGATCCCGGTGAACTCCCCGGTGGCTTCATTGACCTTGACGAATTGGGCGAACATTATTTTGTGCATAAAACCTCCAAAAGATGGTTTTTCGTTAGTTGTCAGTTGCCAGTTCCCAGTTCCTTTTCTTTTACTTTTGCCTTTACTGGCAACTGGTAACTGGTAACTGAGAAATAAGCCTAATATCCCGGCACTCCGAACCGGCAGGTTCCAGAGGGATCTGGCACACCGTTATGATTGACAACGCCCCACCGAGTGCCCACATAAGCATTTATTGCAGGGACAATGACACTATTAGCCAAAGCATATGCTCCCCCGGAAACACCGCTGGTTGGATGAGTGTAATCGCTCAGAATGTAGGTACCATTTTCTGCGGGGTAGGTGCCCCAATTAGCCACAGCGTACGCCGACGTATCAGCAAGACCATCGGCGTAAGTTTGATAGTTGCTCGTGATTAGAGTATTATAGCTATTTCGCCAACTTTCATTAGCTGCCCACCCGCCTGCGGTGTGCAACCCCCTCGGTAACATTGTGCAAACTATTACGACATATCCGGCCTTTCTCCTATTCTGACAAAAAGCTGTTAACGCTGTATGGGCTGCTGTGTAAGTCTGATATGGACTACACCAACAATCATTAGTTCCTGCCCAAACAATACAATAATTCACCATTGCACTTGAATCATAAAGTGTATCAACAACCCCTACCCCTTCGTCGGCTTCCATTGAAGTAGCGTAGGGCGACTCCCCATTAACGACCTGCTCTCCGCTAATTCCCTGGTTTCCATAACGAGGCCGGGGAGTCATTAATGAATGTATGTAGGGAGGGGTGGTTCCTGATCCGCAGGGGATAGAATCGCCGGTAAGAGTGAGTTTGGCAGGGTTGGCGGTTGCGGGCAACCAACCGCTCAGACTCATCGCCGGATAGCGAGGCCAGCAATTAAAGTTAGCAAGCGTCCCCGTGCTGCTAACTGTCACCATAGCAGTGGTGTTGGTAATGCCAAATGTCGGAATGGGGGTGGTGGCCTGATTAAAAAAATCGTGGTACTTGGTGCCATTAACTAAATCCATAACGTTCTCATAATCACAAATGACCACTATTCTATAGGAAGTCCCAACATTGAAGGTGGGGTTATAGGTGTTACCGATTTGGGTGAGGACCCCGGCTATATCAGTAAATATCTGGATCGTACTGGTACTGCCTTGAACGCACCGGCATATCCAACGGTTATTGACGTCCTGGTAGCGAAAGGACAACTCCATAGTTTCGCCACTTGCGGGAGTCCAGGTGACTTCCACCATGGCGTCCTTTGTCATGGCTTGCGTCGCACCCGAAGATGGGGATGCTGTAGAACTGGTCGCCAGGCTGTTGCCGGTCCAGGTAATGCCATCATTAAACTGAGTCAGGTCTAAAACGGCAACGTCACTTACACTAAACGGGAGATTATAGTTGCAGATGCCAGGATACAAATTAGATGATCCCGTCGAGTCAACCCACAAAAGAGTCGGCTTTGAACAAAGGCCATCGAAGCCCAGAACGTAGTAGCCGGAAGCTCTATAAACCACCATATACTGCTGATAGGCATTAGGATAATTATTGTCGATAGATGTGCCTCCGCTGTAAACACTGAACATCTGTGGAGCTACGTAGTAAGAGGAGCCTCCTGTATTGGTTAGTTGTGCCCCATAAGACAGCACGCCAGCAGAGGTGGAGCTGGCCCAGCCGTACATGCCGTTCAAGCCAGAAGCCATTGTGGGATTAACTCTAATCCTGAACGCCGTACCCGCTGCCCTGGTGATCGGGTTATTACCTGACGTTGATTTGTAAACTATCACAGGAATACCCCATGATGGACTCGCCAGGCCCCCGGTACAAACCAGGACACCACCGGAGATAGATAACTCGCTGTTTGTGTCATGGACAACCCGAGTATAAACGCCGGCGTCGTCAGTTCCAGGAAGGGCAACCTGGAAAGTGTCGTGAAGGATGTAGGTAACGGCCCATGATGGACTTACCAGGACCAGAACCAAACCAATTATCAGAAGGAGTCTTTTCATAGCGTCCTCTTAGGGCGTCCAGGTGCCTTGAGCACCGATAATTACCCAGGTGTTTACTGAAGAAGCTGAACCAATAAGCTGTATTGTCACGGTTGCATAAGTTTCCGCCGCCTGTGAATCATATAACGTCTGCCCTGCCGTTCCGTTAGCGATAAAATTGCCACTGCCAGGGTTGATAGTTAAAGTATTGGCGTTGTTTTTTACAAACGTATATTGCAGTGGCGGGACAGATGAACTTATATCGGCAGCTAAATTGCCAGTTGGCAGGGAGTACGTATTGGTAGCCGAGCCGGTCTGAACGAAGGTTTGCAGGCTATTAGCAGCCGTCAATGAGACGGCATTAGTGCCGGAAGCTGAACTGGTGACACCTTGAGGGCCTCCGCCATTGGCCGCAGGGAGGACGCCGGAAACACCTGTTGACAGGGGCAGGCCGCCGCAGTTTGTTAAAGTGCCTGAGTATGGGGTCCCCAGCACAGGAGCCGTCAAAGTCGGCGAGGTCAGCGTCTTGTTGGTGAGGGTCTGCGTGTCGGTGGTGCCGACAATGAGGCCGCTGCCGGGAAAGGTTTCTCCGGTGACTGATCCGGCTGCGCCGGTGGTGCTCTGGTTAAACGTCGGCCAGGTCATCCCGGAGCCAAAGCTCTTGTTCGATAGAGTCTGCGTATCGGAGATTCCTACGAGGCCGCTGGCTGGAGCGGTTAAGCTGGTGCCCCAGGCCGAGCCGGTTGAGACTCCAATGCCGGCGCCGGGATAGACCATGTTGCCGGCGGGCAAATTCGTGAGCAAGGCGCCGCTCACCGCAGGAAGTTGAGCACTTCCATTGAGAGCAATAAGGTTCCCAGCCGAAGTCCCCACCGTATAGGAAGCGCCCCAGCCAGAGCCGGTAGAATTGGGGACGCCGGCGCCGGGATAGACCGGCGGGAGAGGCGGGTTATATGGCCCCGCCGCCACACAGATAATCAACCCGGCGATCAGCAGACCCAGTAATGACCTCTTGCGCATGATGACCTCCTAAATATAGGGGATAGGGGTTAGGGGATAGGGGTTAGAAAACCCAACCCGTGGTCCCTACGATTTGCTGGTCCCTAATCCCTGATCCCTGCCTTTCTGACCCCTGGCCCCTGCCTTACATGTACCACATGACCGTCAGGACCCAGGTGGTGTCGGAGATGACGCTGATCGTGGCCAGGGCCGGATAGGTCGTGACCCCTCCGGCGTAGAGCGGCCCTATGTAGAACATGGGCGGGTTGAAGTAGCTCCCCGAGCCGTCAAGAACATCCGCCGACGGGATCATGGCGGTGCCCCCGTTGAAGTTGACCCACAGGTTCGCCCGGGGTGAGAAGTTCACCCACCTGGCCCCGGCCGGCACCGTGATGGTCTTGGCGGTGTTCGCCGTCAGGGAATGGTTGGTGATAAACTGGCTGGCGGCCGGCACCAGGGTGGTGGCATGGCCCAGGCTGCCCGGCATCATCTCGAAGGGGATCATCTGGGGAGCCGACGCCGCCTGCGCCCCAGGAACCTGGAAGGCCCCGATGACGATCATCAGTGCAATAATGATTAGCTTTTTCATACCTTTGCTCCTCTTAGTGTCCCGTTTTCCGTTTTCCGTTTTCCGTGTAGGGGCGGGTGTAAGGGCCTACAGGCCGAAGGGTTTTGTTACCCTTCCCTGCCAGTTGGCCCCCATTTCCACACACTCGCTTTCCAGATGGATGGCGATGATTTCCGGGATCAAATGGCGCTTATCCCTGGGCCATTGCATGGCAAACAGCATATCGCTCCTGGCCGCGGTGGTATGGTGCTCGGGATAATGGAAGACCCCCGATCCCTTGGGATTCCATAATTGAAAAAAGCCGATGGGCACATAGCCGTCCCGGTCCAGCCTGGCGATGCGGACGGCCAGCGGGAAGGGCCGGGGATGGACGAAGATCTCCCATTCGTGCTGGAGAGGCGGCGCGCCCAGGAACTTGACCCAATCGCCAAAGCTCTTGCATTCCATGCGGTCGATGCCGTAGAGGCTCGCCGGATCCAGGGAGATTCTTTCCAGAAAGGTCCTGGTCCGGGGCGGCAGGTAGATATCGGCGTCCAGGTGCGCCACCCAGCCGTCTTTGGCCAATTTCGACAGGCCGTAATTGATGCCCTTGGCCTTGTTAAAGGCGTCGTCATTCCGGTGCCAGTCATAGGTGGGGTAACACTCGACGTGGTAATAGGCGCACAACTGCTGCGTGAGCTTATCGTCTGGCCGGGTGACCACCACCATGCGGTTGAAGTGCTGCTTATTGGCCGGCAGCGTCCAGGCCAGGTAATCGCCATACGAGACGCAGGTGACCACCGCCTCGATCTTGAGGTTCACGGGCGCCGGCGGCGGCCCGGGCGGGTCAGGGTGGGGATATTCCTTTTGCATAGTCCCTCTGGTTTTTTTCTGTTTGCCCTTTGCCTTCCGCCGCCGGCTCATCCGGCGGCGCTTCCTCTTCCGGAAGCGTTTCCCCTTCCGGAGACGCCACAGGCGAGACGCCTGTGCCACTACCCTCCTTGCCGATCTCGCTCACCAGCACCGCCCCCTGGGCGGTCATGATGAAATCCGGGGTCCCGTCGTTCTCCAGGCCCCGGGAGGCCCGGATCTCGCTACGGAGCCGGATGCCGTTCCGCGCGTCCAGGTCGTCGATCTGGGCCTGCACCTGGGGGTCCATGGCGCTGTCCTGCATCCAGGCGAACTCCACCTGGTCGAACCCGAAATCCTGGAGGGCGTAATTGATGAAGTCCGCCATCCATTCCATCAGGGGCGCCAGGCCCTCGGAGAGCGCCGCCTCCTGGGCGGTCTCCGCGGTGGCCCGATTTATAGTTTGCACAAAGGGTTGGGGCGACACCGAAAAGGCGTAGCACACCACCCGGGCGAACCATTCGTCGATGGGGGACTTCAGATCCCCCTCCTTCATCAGGTGCGGGGTCATGCCGTGGGGCACCCATTTGCCCCGGCGCCGCTGGGCGGTGTTGCCCGCGTGCAGGGCGTCCCAGTATTGCTGGAACTCGGCGATTTGGGCGGTGGACCAGTTCTCCGGCACCTCCATCAGGGCGTCGGGCAGGTTGCCGTCGGTGTAGTATTGCAGGAGGTGCATCTGGCGCCGCAGGATGACGTTGGTGATGATGATGATCTGCTCCACCGGCGAGAAGCCGTAGATGCGCCAGCTCAAAAGGTTGCGGGGATAATAGAGCAGCTCTTCCCGGGTGTAGTCGGTGGCCGGCAGTCCCTTGATGATCTGCTGATAGGCCGGGGCCGGAGGGAGCGGGGTGCGCCCCCATTCGTCGATGACCGGGCGGATGGTGGCGCCGTCCACCACCTCCAGGGCGTAGAGAGCGCCCCCGCGGGTTAGCCTGGGATAGAGGGTGGGCGCGTCGATCACCAGCATGTCTTCCAGGAGCATCCGCATCCAGGCGTTGAAGGAGTGCATCCCGTCGGGGCGGCGCAAAAGGGCGGTGGCCGCCTTCACCTGGCGCTGGGACTCCGGCGAGGCGTCTTTAGAGGCTTTCAACTTTTTGCCGGTAGGATCTATGGGCGAGACGGTCCAGTCCATCTTGGCGATCTGGTCCTTACGGGTCTCGATCACCAGGCGCACCAGGTCGCAATTCTGGGCCAGGTTCCTAAGGTCCAGGAAGGAAACCGGCAGATCGCCCCGGGGGGTGACCAGCAGGTTGTAGCCCACCGGGTAGTCGAACTGGCGGCCGGCGGCTTCCGGGGGCGCCAGGGGCGGCAGCGGCCAGCCGGGGCCGAACCAATCCTTGCTGGGGTCCGGCTGCCCGGGCGCGGTGCCGGTGCCGGTGGGCGTGAAACGGCGCCCCGCAGCCCATTGGGCGGCGCTGATGAGGTCGGGCGAGATGGGGCTGGATTTGGGTTCTTGAGCCATTTATAACTCTTTTCCCGTTTACCGTTTTCCGTTTTCCGCCTCAGCTAGCAGAGGCTCTTTCACAGCGGGGCCTTGAAATTCAAAGGTTACATCACCAATTTCGAGCCGGAACGCTTTATGGTAAAAGCCAGAAACTGTTGTATGAACAGTCTCCTGATCTTTTTAGTTCCTCAGCTGCTCTTCAAGATGCTTATACTGGCGATAGTTAAGTCCTAAATAGAAATCCATAAATCCTCCTTCAGTTCCCGCCTTTCACGGGAAACGGAAAACGGAAAACGCTCATCCGTGCAGCCTGCGCTCCTCGGCCGCCATGTTGTCGAACTCCCCTTTGTAATAATCGAAGATTCCCATGCCGGCGCCGCCCTCCAGGAGCCTCACCGCGCCTTCCAGGGCGTCGGGGCCGTCGTCGTGGACGGTCTTGGCCGGAAAATAGAGGAGCTGCTCCAGGAGCAGGTCCTGGTTCCCCTGGCCCCGGCAGAAGCGGATCTGGCCCCGCTCCACCAGAGCCGATAGCCGGGAAATCCGGGTCTCCTTGGCGGTCTTGGCGGTGACGCCCCGGACCGGCAGGATGACGCCCCGCTCTTTACTCAGCCGGTCAAACTCCCGCAGCAGCAGTTTCTGGAAGAGGTTGTCCTCCACGCCGAAGAGCCAGTAGTTCCATTGCTCGTGGCGGATGAAGGCGGCGCGCAGCGCCTCGTCCAGGGTGCCCCGGCGGATGTAGGCGTCCAGGACGTAGAAGATCATCTCCCGGCGCTCCAGGCCCACGGTGAGCACGGCCTTGTAATCCGAGGTCTCGCCAATGCCGATGGAAGGATCGAAGAAGCCGGCGACGATGAGATCCATACCGGTGAGGGCGGCGGGATGGTAGAAGCGAAACCAGGCCTCCTGGAAGAACCCTTCCTCGTCCACGGGGTCGTTCTGCTTCTCCCGGTTGAAGGCGAGCGACCCCATGAGGCGCTTCTGCTCCAGGAGCGTGGCCACGGGGTGGCGCCCTGGCCAGAGGGATAAAAGACCGTTTTCCGTTTTCCGTTTTCCGTCAGGGCCAGGTCTTCATTTAAGGCGCGGTAAAGGCACCGGGTCCAGTGGCGCCAGGGCTCCTCCTCCGAATGTATCGCGGTGTAGAGGGCGCTCTTGCGGGCCAGTATGGTGCCGATCCAGAAGAGCGAGCCCGAGGCCTCGATGGCGGGATAGACCGCAGAGGTGATCCAGGAGAGCAGCTTCTTGACCATTTCCGGGGAGCGGGCTTGCTGGTCGTTCTCCACGTCGTCCAGGATGATCAGGTCCGGGCGGTGCTGTTTGTGCTTCAGGCCGCGCAGGCGCTGGCCCCGGCCCCGGGCCTTGAGCCGGACGTCGGTGAGGGTGACGAAATCGTCCACCGCCCAGTGGTCCCGGACCAGCTCGCCGAAATCACACTTGAGGCGCTCGTTGTGGAGCAGCTCCAGGTAGAGATAGCCGGTGAGGTCGCTGGCCAGGTCCTCGGTGTCGGAGGCGATGATGATGAAGTGGCGCAGGCCGTGGCAGATCTGGTGGACCACGTAGCCGAAGGAGGTGATGGTGGTCTTGGCGAACTCCCGGGGCGCGGCCACCACCACGGGAGTTAAGGCCTGGTTTTCCGTTTTCCGTTTTCCGCCTCCGCTTTTGGGGCTTTGACTTTGATTTTGACCTTCACGGGAAACGGTAAACGGTAAACGGTAAACGGTAAACGGGATCTAAAAGCGCTACCAATTCGTGATAAAAAGACGCAAACTCCTGGGAGAAATAATGGGGGAGATAGGTGGTGAAGAAGGCGAAGGGGTCGGACAGAGTCCGGGAGCGCCGCGCCTTTTTGGCGGATTCGCTCACGTCCCCGAAGGCGTTGACCTCCCGGAACAGCCGGCCTAAGATCTCATCGGCCCGGCGCTGAAACTCCGCCTTGGTGAATTTTTGTTTGAGCGTCAGCATAGTTTTTTGTTTTATCGGTGTTCATCGGCGTGCATCGGCGGCTAATATTTGACCGCCGATCAACGCCGATATTCGCCGATTAAGATTGCTGCGGCGGCCCCGTGACCGCCTGCACATCGGCCACCAAGGTATCCTTATCAAACCCGTTGGGGGCCACTCCGTTCTTAATCCAGTCTAGGGTGAACACGGCCCAGCCTTCAAAGAAATAGGCCGCAAAGAAAGCCTTGGTCATAGTCATTAGCTCGCCCCAGGTGATGCAGGAGTCGCCAAAGTCGGCATAGTCGGGGATTGGAACGCAATGCGATCCCCAGCTGTCCGGCGCAGCGTTTCCCGTCAGGCTCGGGTCGGTCACATCCCAAACGGTTTGATTCTGGGCCGTGAGCGGGAGGGCCACGCCAGAGTACATGCCGCCGAACAGGTTGATGACCGCCATGACTTCCTTGAGGTCCTGGGTGTTGACTTGGGCATAAGCCCCGATTTTATGAATAACCCCAGTAGTATCCGGGATGCCGGTATTCATGGCATATTTCAGGACATCAAGTAGTTCCAGCCCCGTGTCCTGCCCTCCGGTCAGGGACAGGTAGATTTTACTGACAACATTCGGGTCGAACTGGATTTGCTGGCCGTTGTTAGCGGCCTCCACCATGAAAAAATGGCAGATACCGGCCAGGGTGCAATCGCCCAAGGTGTCGTTTGCCAGCATCCCCCAGGGAACCGCAACTGCCTTGCTCCACGTCCTTGCAGGCGGGGCAGGGGGCAGTTGGGGCACGGTTAAATACTTAGCTATCTTCAAGGTCCGTTCATCCGGGGTAGACCTCTTAGCTCCCAGCTTAACGAGCCGATGGTCTATCATGGGCGACTCCCTTTGGTTGGGCAAAAATCATTAAGGGCATCTGGAGGTTTAAGGGTGCAGACATAATCCCAAGAGCCAATGATGGTATCAAAGGTTGGGGGTTCCCACTCCTTTTTGCAGTAAACGCATTGGCCCATCAGCCCAAAGAACCAGCCTTTGTAGCCGGGACATTGAGAATCACCGTTCGGCATCGGATTAGCCCTTATTTCCAGCCTAATGCCATGCCCGCCTTCGCCTTGGCGTCCTTCAAAGCGGCCGAGGCGTTTTGCACCGTCTGCACGTCCGCGTCGGTGGGGCAGATTTCGTTGTTGAGGATGTTTTCGCCGGTGGTGATCACCGCGTTGGCTGCCTCGATGATGGCTTGAGCCGGGGCCGGGATGAGCGAGCCGTATTCGGCCTGCACCGCGGCGATGGCCGCCTGGGCCGCGCTGATGTCGTTCTCAATGGTCACCCGGTTGTTGCACAGGAACTTTTCGATGGCCGCGCAGCCGGTGAGCAGCAGCGCCGTCACCAGGAACATCGCCAAAACCGCTTGCATCCGCTTAAGGTTCATTTTATTTCCCTCCGGTTGGGTTTGTAGGGGCGGGGTTCCCCCACCCAGGGCGGCGAGACGCCGCCCCTACAGCTTTATTCCAGGCTCCTGAACCAGGCCCGGATGCGGGAGCCGATAAGCTGCAATTCTCCCGGCTCCCCCAGTACTACTACGTTAAGTTAAGAATCATCCATTATGGTTGGACGCCAACAACAAGGGCAGAAGCCAAGCTTCATTATGAGCATGCGTTGGAGTTCCCTTTTGGCGCGTGGGAGGGTCCACCCA